TGTTATGGATAAGAAGACAGTCAAACGAAATCTGGAAACCTCCAAAGTTATCTACGTCCAGTGGGTCGACGCAGTTGCCGACGCAGGATGGGAAGACGAAGTCAAAGCAGAAATAGATCTTTGTCATACTGTAGGTTTTCTGATTAGTGAAACAAAAGATGCTTTATGTATTGCGTCCACAGTATCTAAAGATAATAGTAACGCTAGGATACACATACCTAAGGCATGGATAAAGAAACGAAAGGCAATGAAGTTTGAAACCACAGTCAGCAAAAGCAAAAGGAAGAAAGCTACAGCAGTGGGTGAGAGATCAGATACTCCAACGATTCCCTACGCTGAGCACTGATGATGTCAGAAGCACAAGCATGGGAGCGAGTGGAGAGGATGTTCAGCTTAGCTCGGCTGCTCGTAGTATTTTTCCTTTTCAGATTGAGTGCAAGAATCGTAAAGCTATTGCAGTTTTCAAAGATTATGAACAAGCTCAGACGCATGGATTAGTCGAGCCACTCGTAGTCTTGAAGCAGAACAATAGTAAACCACTTGTACTTGTGGATGCTGAATACTTTTTTGATTTAGTTAAACGTGGTAATTAGTTACAAAACATTTTTGTTGTACCGACTGATACGTATTATTAGGAGAATAAATGGAACAAGACCTAAACAGAATTAATCGTTATGTCTTTGAGTTTATAGAAGGTGGAGAAGTGGATGCTAAATATGGCTTTCCATTTAATAAGGAACTTCGGCATGAGTTTCAGATCCCAGCATCGCAGTCTTGGGATTATGTAGTGCGAGAGTTCCTCAGCTTTTTATCAAACATCTATGGCTATGACATTAAAATAGAAGGATACAATGACGACCCACTTGATAATACCAGACTGTCAGATCAAACCTGGTCATGATTATAATTACTTACGAGCGATAGGAAACTACATTGTTAAGAAGCGTCCTGATGTTATTGTTAATATTGGGGACTTTGCGGACATGCCTTCACTATCAAGCTATGATAAAGGAAAGAAGTCCTTCGAGGGTAGACGATATAAGCATGATGTAGCAGCAACACACGAAGCAATGGACATCTTATTAAAACCACTGCGTGACTTACAAGCAAGACAGCGGAGGAATAAAGATAAGGTATATAAACCACGAATGGTATTAACACTTGGTAATCATGAGCATCGTATTAATCGTGCAGTTGAAAACGATTCAATGTTAGATGGTACGATTTCAATAGAGGACTTGAAGTATGCTGAAGCAGGTTGGGAAGTTATTCCTTTTGAGCAGCCAGTTATTGTTGATGGTGTTTTATATGCCCATTATGTTACTGCAGGTGCTCTTAATCGCCCTGTTGGATCGGCAGCAGCCATTATCTCCAAGAAACACCAGTCGTGTGTTGTGGGTCATCAACAAGGTAGACAAGTTGCTTACGCTATTCGAGCAGATGGCAAAACGCTTACGGCTATAATTGCAGGGAGTTGTTATGAACACGACGAAGATTACATGGGGGCTCAAGGTAACCACTATTGGAGAGGTATTGTGGTCTTACACGAAGTTCATGATGGTTGCTTCGATGAGATGTTTGTTTCCTTAGACTTTTTAAAGAAGAGGTATTTATGAATCCAATAGCAATGCCTAGACCCTACGGATACTCAGACAATTGTCCAGGTGAGCTGACCTTAGAAGAATACTTTCGTAGGCTACAGGTAGAAGAGCCTGAGTTAACTCCTAGGGATACACAGGTAGGAGGTAAACACTATCACAAAGGTAATGGTATACAACCTTGGGATATTATAGAAGCCTGGGAGCTTGACTTTTGGGAGGGAAATGTGGTAAAATATATGCTACGTTGGAAACATAAAGACGGATTGCAGGACTTACAGAAAGCGAGACACTACCTTGACTACATCATTAGTAAAAATTCTTAACGAATCACATAAATTTTTAGAGGAGCAAAAACCAGTGAAGACAGTAAAATTTAATAAGTTTTTCCCAGACGACAATGCATTCGTAACAGTCGATGGACGTATGGATAAGGACGACGATTGGCAAGTTAGCGTAACCATTCAGTCTGATACCAAGAATGTAGTTAATTGGTGGTGCAGTGATTGGAACTACAAAGAATCTGTAGCACAGTTAAAAGCTTTTCAAGATGCTGCTCAGAAAGCAATTGACTTTATTGAAGCATGTGCTGCTCAGCCAGCTAAAGCTGCTAAGGTTAACGCTACTAAGCGTACTGCTAAGAAAAAGTAAATGAACCGTACTCTTACACTGACAGAGTTAAAAGAACGGTTGAAGAGTTTAGATGAAGTAATGCTTCTGGAGCTACTCGACATAGCTTCAGAAGACTTAGTAGAAACTTTTAGCGACACTATCGAAAACAATTATAACCGACTTCTAAAAGAAGTAGATTGGGAAGAAACTGAATGATACCTAAAGATAAACAAATTAACTTCTATGCGATACGAGATCAAACAGTTGCTAATCCTGCTTATCAATATGGTATGGATTTAATAAAGCAAGGTGATTGGGAGTATGGTTTTTATCTGCATGAGTTACGTTCATTACCTGATCTTAGGTATCCTCAAGGAGTCAAGACCGATTTTGTTAAAACACCTGTCTGGATTCCTGGGATGAACTGCAAAGGAAAGAATGCTATTGTTTGGTCTGAAGCAGGATGGGGGGACATGCTGCAGTTTAGTCGCTTTATTCCTCTGCTAAAAGATGCAGGGATTAAAACTGTAAAGTTATTATTTCCAGATTCAATGACTAGAATACTTAAAAGGTTGCCTAATCATGATGGTCTTTTTCTACCTCAAGAGTCTTTTCCTGGAGCAGTAAAAATTAAAGCGATGTCGCTGCTTTATTTCTTAATAGAGCATAGAGTTATTCCTGCTAAGCCTGTTGAAAAAATGTATGGCAGTGAAGGTATCTTTCGTAATCCAGAGATTGTAAAACCTAAGAGAGAGAAACCACTGCTAGGTTACTGCTACACTACATTTAACAATAGCTGGAACATGCAGATGAAGCAGATGCCTAAGGAACTAATGGATAATTTTATTAAGCAGCATCCTGAAGTTGACTGGGTATCGTTGCAGCAAAACGATGGCTTTATTACTTCAGATAAATGGAGCGATACTGCTGATCAGATTCAAACACTAGATGGAGTAATCTCTGTGGACTCAGCGGTAGCTCACTGTGCAGGATCTGTTGGAGTACCTGTAGCAAATCTTATTGGTCAAGAAAGACTAGCATGCTGGAGATGGTATCCTAAAGGTGAGAAAACCCACTGGTACGATAGTATGAAGACTGTTTGGTTTGACACATGGACAGAAGGGTTGGAAGAAGCATTAAAGCATTTTACAGTTACTAAGAAAAAGAAACAAAGTAAAACAAAGAAAGAGGTAGCATGACAGAATTTAATACACCGTTTAGTACCGTAGGCTATATCACATACAAAAGGACATACGCTCGTCGATTGAACGAAGCAGATCCTGCTAGTCCTACAGAAGAGTTTGAAGACACAGTTAATCGTGTCGTAGCAGCGTCTAATGATCAGCTTCAGTGTGGCTTTACTGATGCTGAGAAGAAACGCTTACAGAAATATCTGATGGAATTGAAGGGTACTGTAGCAGGTCGCTTCTTATGGCAGCTTGGTACTGAGACAGTAGGTCGCTTAGGTCTAGCTAGTCTACAGAACTGTGCGTTCACTGTCATAGATCACCCAGTACGTCCCTTTACCTGGGCAATGGACTTATTAATGTTAGGATCTGGAGTTGGATACAATATTCAAAGAGAGCATATACAAAAACTTCCTCCTGTTAATTCCAGCTTTGCTACTCCTACTCGTGTGGATAGTAACGACGCTGACTTTATCGTTCCTGATTCTCGTGAGGGATGGGTGCAGTTACTTGGTAAGACTCTTAAGGCAGCTTTCCTCAGCGATAGTAAAACTACTTTTACGTATTCTACTATACTAGTACGAGGTAAAGGTTCTCCTATTAAGGGCTTTGGTGGCACTGCTTCAGGTGCTGAGGATTTATGTTGGGGTATTGCTAAGATCAGTGAGATCTTGGAGAAGAGAGCAGGTAGACAGCTACGCTCTATCGACTGCCTCGACATCATGAATATTATCGGTGCAGTAGTAGTCGCTGGTAATGTAAGACGCTCTGCTCAGATTGCTATTGGTGATCCTGATGACGTTGAATACTTGCTGGCTAAACGGTGGGACATGGGTAACATCCCTTCGTGGAGAGCTATGTCTAATAACAGCGTAGTATGTAACGACTTCAAAGATCTACATGAGTATTTCTGGGATGGGTACGAAGGTAAGGGCGAACCTTATGGTTTAATAAACCTAAAGCTTAGCAGAAAGATTGGAAGACTGGGAGAGACTCAGTATCCTGACCCTAAGGTTATGGGTTACAATCCTTGTGCTGAGCAGTCCCTAGCTCCTTATGAGACTTGTTGCTTAGCTGAGATATATCTATCGAATGTAACTAGTAAGGAAGAATTCGTAGATATCTGTAAGTTGTTATATCGAATCAATAAGCATAGTCTCGCATTACCCTGCCATCTCGAAGAGACTGCAGATATTGTGCATAGTAATATGCGGATGGGCATCGGAGTTACTGGTGTCTTGCAAGCAAGTGATGAACAACGTAGCTGGTTATCTGAAGCTTATGAAGAGTTACGAGCTTTCGATAAGGAGTACAGTGCTAAGCATGGCTTTCCTGAGTCAGTAAAACTTACCACTGTTAAACCTTCAGGTACTCTGTCGTTACTTCCAGGTGTAACTTCTGGTTGCCATCCTGCTTATTCTAGACACATGATTCGTAGGATTCGTATCGCAGCAGACCACGCTTTAGTACAAGTCTGTCGTGATCATGGATATCCTGTGGAGTATCAGCGTAACTTTGATGGTAGCGAAGATCACAGTACAATGGTAGTTAGCTTCCCATTCTGTTATCCAGAGGGAACAAAGCTTGCTGCTGAGATGACTGCGATTGATCAGTTAGAAGTTGTGAAATGGTTACAAGCTCATTGGTCAGACAATAGTGTTTCCTGTACAGTGTATTATCGTAAGGAAGAACTACCTGAGATTAAGAAGTACCTTGCTAAGAA